GATTCGTGATGGTCGTTCGGTTTCTGATGTTTTGAGTGGTAATTTGCTGCTGTTGTTCAATCTACTCACCGAAGCTAAATTGTTGCTGATGGAAGGAATCACTGTCACTGGTGATGATGTTCGCGCTACGATTGATCTCGGTGTTGATTACATCAACTCTGGTCATGAGGGTTATGTTCACTGCAATGATTATGGTGCTTATAAATTAGTTAATCGTGAAGTATTCTCCCACTATAACTTCACACTTCCCAAGAGTTGGTAATTACAATGCAAGACGAGTTTTACATCACAAATGGCATCAATCACCACCATTGCAGTTCACTTGAAGAAGCATACCTGTTAGGTCAACATTATGCCACAGAATTGCAAGGTGAAATTGCAGTTTATGTGAATAATGTGAAAGTTGATACTATTTCCCCACAAACTAGATCATCTGAAGTAGAAGGAGAGACACCCCCTGTGCCACTTGAATAAGTGTCACAAGCCCCCTTGTGCAGAGCCCTTGGCCGTCGTATTATGGCCATGTTGAGAGAAATGACCCATGACTCACATCATCGCAGAGCGCACCACAATGTCGCAAGGGATGCCCATCACCGTTACCACTGTAGACGGTTTGGATCGTATTCAGATTAACAACAAACTGCACGATCTTGGTGAGCAAATCCTGAAGCTTCGTATGGAGCAAGATGCTCTCCTGCAAATGCGTAACATGATCGATTCCGAGAATGATCGCCGCGAGATGGGTGATCTGTTCGATGAAATGTTCGGAGGTTGATGTCATGACCACCACCACACTTTCCAAGTATTCTGCACAACAAGAGGCGCAAGGTAACATAGAAAATGCTATCCTGGGTCACACTTTTGCATTGTGTGAAGCACTGCGTCAAAACTACATCGACTATTCTATTCGTTCCCATGCACTTCGCACGTCTGATGTAGAGTATCATGATGCACAGATTGCTAAACTGAAGGAAGGCATTTGTGACTACAATTTCTTTCCCGAGAGTGGTAAAAAGTATCACAAGATTGTGATGGATGCCAACGGATCTCGCTCTGTTCATTGTTTCATTGATAAGAAAACTGGCGAGGTTTATAAGTCTGCATCGTGGAAAGCTCCCGCGAAAGGTGTTCGTTATGATCTGCGAATCATCGAGCAACGTGAGTGGTTGCTGCAACATGCTGATTGGGCAGGTTCTTATCTGTACGCACGATGACTTACTCTAATCTTTCCAAGATTCGTCCGAAACTGAGAACATCTGGCAATGTGACAGGTAACTTCGGGCGACCCAAAGCTAAAGCAGGTTCTTCACTCAATGATCTCGGAATGACTAACGCAAAGACTGTCAAATGTACCACACAAGATGAATACCTGAATCGTCTACATTATGCGTTTGATAATACCACAGATCCAAAGTTGCGTCAGTTCATTTATACTGAGATTCGTAAGATTCATGTTCAGCGAGGAACTTGGTAAATGCTCTATTTCCTTATCATTTCAGCAGCATTTGCGTGGTTCTTTTTTGTTCTATTCTCCAAGCGTTTTGATTACTTAAACAAAGATGATTGAACTTGCACTGATCGCTTCACTTTCTTCTGCACAAATAGAAGAAAGAATCAATAAAACTTGTGCCTACATTGTTGGTATCCCATACGCATCTGACAACTTTAGCGATAGAGAATGGGAAAGATTTGTGGTATGCAAGAATCTTATGAAACGCAATTTTACTCATAAAATACGCTGATCGTTCAGCCCCTTGACCCGAGCCCCCATCCATCGTATATTGGCCATGTTGAGAGGAATCACTCCATGACTTTCGCTGATGCTCTGATTGCTGCAGGTTATGTATTCGATGCAGAGGATTATGATGGTTGTTTTGTAAAAGTTGACTCCGAAGGTTTCATTCATTGTTATCAGGAAGGTGAGGATGATAATGAGTGGAATTATGTGAAAATGACCAATGAGTTTGATGTCATCACTGAGGTGACTTTTGATCCTGAAACTGACACCATCAAGGAGGCTTGATCATGACCAATGATGATTGGGTTTCAGGCTTTCAGATTCTGATGTTACTTTTGGTTGTCATTGGTGTCATTCTTCTTTATGCTCACGACATCAAAGTTGACCACCAAAGTTGCATCCAACACGGCGGCCAATGGGTACACGGATTGAGCACATCTGGCGACTATCAGTATTATTGCATTGAGCCAGCTGGAATGTAGCAAACGGATGGCCCAGTTGTCTGGCTGTCCACCATTCTCCCCACGGGGCAGCCAGGTTTGGTATCTTGGCCATGTTGAGAGGAATCACCCCGATGGATCAAGTCTACTCCTACGTCACCAGCTGGAAGGAAGGCAAAGTCAATCAAATGTTCATTCAAAAAGTGACACCTGAATGGCAAGAATGTGGTCACCAGTATGTTGCTGTTGCTCTCAATCCTGAGACCAATAAAAGTATGGTGATGAGCAAGCCACGCTCCCATTATGATACTCTCCAATGGGTTCGTCGCTTCTGTGGTTCATTCTCTCTGCTCTACTGATGTATAAAGATCCCTGCACAATCGCTCTCGAAGTTAACAACAACATGCACACTGGTTTCACTCTGAATCGCGTAAGTTTCACTCAAGATGAAGAAACCTGCATTCTCAAGTTTCTCAACAATGCAAGAGAATGTGGCCACCCAAGTGCTAACGAACAGTGGTATCCAGTTATTGATAGTATTCTGCAAAAGTATTTCGATTCTGATGTAAAAGAAGCGCAGGCATGGCAGACCGTGTGACAGTTGCACGGCTGTCCACCATTCTCCCCAGTGCCCCCGAATCCTTGGTATCTTGGCCATGTTGAGAGGAATCACCTGATGCGGATTGATGTTAAGTGCTACGGCGCACCTTGGGAGAACACTACCACTGATCTCGATCGAGCATACGATCTCGCGTATAGCTTGAGTGAAGAATACCAGTGTGATGTGGATCTTCGCTATAATGAAACTGGCATCATTTTCACCACTGTTTCTAACTACTGACATGACTGATTATCAGCAAGAAATCAGCATTAAGATTGCAACAACTCTTGAAAAGTTGCAGAACTTAAATCCAGATCTTTATGCTGCTCGTTATCATCAACTTTACATGATTAATGATGTTCTTAAACCACAAGTTTGGACTGTAAGAACACTACATCTAATCGAACAAGATCTAATTGAAAATGCAAAGTAAGATTATGACTACCCATTGATTATCGCACTGTTCTCAAATGATTGCCCTTCCGAATCCTACTGCTAAAATGACACTGACTCAAGACCAGCTTTCGAAACTGATTCAACTCTATGCTGAGCAAGTTGTTGATAGTATGGATGTGCGCGATTTATGTGCCTTTGCGATTGACACCATTTGTGATAACATGGATGGGCTGAGTGAGGATGAAATTAAAACAGAGATTGAAGAGCTTTATGATCATGAAATGCTCGCTGACCTGCTGGAGAGTGTGACAGCCGACTAAGTGGCACCCAGCCCCTTGTAGAGGGCCCCTGGCTGCCGTATTATGGCCACATGAGGGGGAGGGAACGACCTCCCACCCTCCTCCCGATCCTTTCTCTTCTCAAACCATGCGCAAGATCGAAACCCAGATGAACAAAGCCATCACCGCTGGTGTTGACTTCAAGAGTGCAAACACTGAGGTTATCAGCTGCACTCATGTCTCTGATGTGTTCCTGCATGGTAACTTGATTGCTCGCATTGGCGAGACCTGGATTGAACTGTTCGATGGCGGCTGGCGCACTGCTACCACCAAAAGCCGTCTCAATGCTATTCTCGCTGAGCATGGCTGCCCTGGTGAGTATGTCTTTCAGAAGAACTATCAGTGGTTCATCAACTACAATGGTGCCACGATTCCTTTCTTCTCCGGTATGCGCCTGAACTGAATCTTTCCTTCAATTCTTTACACTCACTGACACGATCATGACTGAATCTCGCACTGTTACCTTCACCAACGTGATCGACAATCAAGAACAAACTGTGACATTCCCTGATTATAATCGTGCTGCACAATTTGTCCTAAGTTTGCACATCGCTGGTGTAAAGGCAGTGGTTAATCTTCTCCCCGAAGATGTCGCGCTTCAATGATACAATGTGACAGTCATACAACTGTCCACCATTCTCACCACTGACCCTCAATCCTTGGTATCTTAGCCACATGAGCAAAGCAACTGCAATGATCTACTCTCAAGCATCGAATCTGCAAACTCGCTCGATTGTTTGGGTGAGCAATGATGCCCCTCAAGGGTTGCCCGCTGCTATCATTGCAGGACAGAATCACAACTATGAAGGATGGCAACATTCGACGCATCAGTATCATTGCAATCCTGAAGCTGCACGTATCTCATTCTTTGTATGAAAAAGAATCAGTATCTCCCTCTAGTCTTCCTCCTGTTCTTTATACTCTCCCCAGCATTAAGGTATAACACAGGAGAGTTATTTCATCTCATTGGTAACACAATCCAATCCACTGCACAACAACAATGAGCAGCAAAACATTCAAGAAAGAACTCACTGTGATGATGGAATCGAATGGTTTTGAGTTACAGCGAAGTGCCTCACATCTGGTCTGGAAACATGTCTCAGGTGTGCAAATCTTCACCAGTGCTACACCCTCTTGTCGTCATGCATTGAATCAAATTAAACGACAAATACGCCAAAAAGGTGTGCAAATCAATTAAAAAAGGCTTTTTTTAATTAAGCTGAGTATTTTTAATGTTCTCAATAAGTGTTAGTTATTGAGAATCAATTAGGGGTATTGTTGAGAATGAAAGACCCTTAGAAAGCCCAGTTCTTATAGCGATCTTAGCCCGCAGTCTACCACAACCGCGCAGAAATGTCAAGACCTCGGAGATTACCAAATCCGCACAGTCCTCCCAATTCTTATAAGGACCGCTGATAAATACTCTCACGGTCTTGACAGTTTCCCCCC